AAACGCTTATCGCTAAACTGTTGGCTATTTAACAAAAGGTGATAGCATAACACCTATGAATAAGAAATAAATCAAATAAAAGAATAAAATCCTTCTTTCATTTCCGAGTCAATTGGAAAGGGCATGTCAACCCAGGAAGAGCCATTCCGGAAACGAACCTTCCCATTGGCATCACAATGGAATTTGTAATGATACCAAGTACTGGGAACATTCTCAGGCACCTCCAAAAGCTGCATGAGAGTCCCGAGTTTGATTTGTAATTGTACAAAACCAGTAACATCTATGATGAGATCATCATCCTTATCAATGGCTTTCACAGTTCGTGGAATTTCAGTCAATTCTGCACGACACTTGAAATACATCTTCTTGTGTAACCAGGTTTCATCCTCAATCAACAAATCAACACTTGGGTCTCCATCGTCATCAATTTCAATGTTGACCCAACCAGAGCTGGGGTTGTCCGCATCCCCCTCAACACAAACGAAAACGCGTTGACCAGCAAGTGAGTGTTCAGGTAATGCAGTCGGTTGCGTGCTCGAAAGCCGTCTTCCTCTGAAGAAGCTTGGGTAATTGCACTAGTTGTTGGTGTGTCCACACCAGCAACTGACTCAAGATTCTCGAGGGTGTCCGCACACTCTTCTAACACTGCAAATTGTTTGGAAGAAAGGAAATGACCTTCAGTATGGCCAATTGAGATGACGGTAGAATTACACTGCTTCAAGATATCTCTGATGGTGTGGGCAATGCTCTCATCCGACATTTCAGTTGTACTGTAATTGTAGTTAAGCAGACCACTCGCGATGGAGTTCGCGTGTTGGGTACCAAGCCAACATAAAAGTGGGGTGTTTGCTCCTTAAGCCTATCGCTATTAAAAGCCGAAAATAGACCGACATGCGCATCCGTCCTCTCGGGCCGAACAACTTTCCAGAAATGAAGTTTGGAAAGATTGTCGCCTCGCCTCACTGATTTCTCAGCTTCGCGATGCCAGTGGGAATTACTTCCGATTGGCCGACCATGTCTCGCCGCGTAGCGACTAACCTATAGAAAAGCGTGAGTGACCTTATCGGTTGGTTTTTGGACTAATGCAGTGCTGCTCAAGCTGCGCAACTTATCTCTCGATATTCCGTTGGCTTCGCTGCATTCCTACTCAGAGGCTGTGTATTTGGTCTCGTACAATAAGACGACTAAATTTTGACTCGATAGTTAGAGTTAGACGGCTACATTTATACTCGATAGCTAGAGAAAAGGAAAGACTCATTCAAACTCCGTGATCTCGACATCCTTAGAAAAGGTGGTTTTCCAGGTTAATGTGCGCTTGCCGAATGCACCATGCAATGTTATCGTGTTTGGTACCACAGCAACAGCATGATCTTCATAGACAACAACAAATGACCTGGAGATCTTTCTCCTATCCATTTCATCCATTAGTCGTTTGCGAGAGCGCTTGGCAAAATGCTCATTCATGATGATCAAAGGAACGCGATTCTCGCGACACACGCGCAAAGCCAATGTGCGCGAGACAGGACCTCGATAAGAAGCGATGGCATTGATGGCAGCAACGTTCGTACGTACGCAATTCGCCAAAGCATAACCAAAACAACCACCGTTACGCTCTCGGATAGTGTATTGTCTTGGCTCCTCTGACCGTAACTCTGCAGGCAGAACGTCGAAAGAGGCATTCGCAATTGCAAGCGCTCTTGTCCAAAGATCGAAAACGACAACAGGATCGCCACCCCACACTTGGCACCTTGCTTCTGCATATGCTTGCAGCCCATGTCTAGCGCCTAACGCTTCGATGCGCTTCGCATCAGCTTGAATACCTGCATGTTGTATTTGGTTGCGTTTGCGGAAAGCGTACTTCAATATCGTCCGCAGAGCTTTGTAGACCACAGTACGATGTGGTAAAACAGCCCTACTAATGAAAGTCACGCCGGTTTTTCGTTGCTCACGTTCTTCTATTTTCCAAGTCAATCCAACGTTGGCCATGATTTGATCAGTGATCCCCTTATCTCTCCACTCTGGCATGCGATCCATTGTCACATCATCACCGCTTTGGCATATACGTACATCTTTCAGCCTTGCCACGCTGATAAGAGAACTGTACGCCATGATTTTGTTTATGATGAGTG